GATATATATAGATAAGCCACCTTCGGGTGGTTTTTTATTACCTGGATGTTTTTAATTATTTTTTTTCTAAAACTATTTACAATGACTACATTTGTAGTTACTATGATTACAAGAAAACAAAAGAGGGTTTAACAATGGAAAACAAGCCAAAGCCGACATCAATTCGACTTAAGCCAGACCTTAAAAAGAAAATTGAAGAGTTAGCAGAAAAGGAAGACCGCAGCTTTAACAATATGATCGCTCGATTACTTGAACAAGCAGTCGCTTAAAAATAAAAAAGCCCAGCGGTCAGGCAAGGGCTTAGTTAGAAGGTTACGAGGTAATTTTACCAATGCATTATTACAAATTCAATATAGCTGACTGGGTTAAGGATACAGCCCATTTGAGCTTGAAAGAGGAAGCTATTCTTCTTCGACTTATAAACTACTACGTAAACACTGAGTCATTTATCCCAAACAAAACCCAGATGGTTTTGAGAAAATTGCGAATCGCAGACGAGTCGGAAACGGTTGATATACTGCTTGAAGAGTTCTTCATTAAGTCTCGTGATGGTTGGAGAAACAAAGAACTTGATAAAACTATCAGTGAATACCAAAAACGTGCTGATAGAAATAGATTGAATGGTAAATCTGGCGGACGACCTAAAAACAAAGACTTAGATAAACCCAGTGGGTTACCAGATGGTAAGCAAGTGGATACCGAGTCGAAACCCGATGGTAACCTTAACTATAAACCATTAACTACTAACCAAGAACCAGTAACCAATAAAGAGAATAAAAAGAAAGTCTCGACTTCGCTCGATTATTCTTCGTGGCCTTCAATGCCTAGTAGTGAGTTACTTGATGAATGGAAAAAACTTCGTAAGCGTCTAAAGGCAAACATTAGCCAGATAGTGATCAACAAGACTGGAAAGGAATTAATCAAAGCTGTTGAGATGGGTTACTCAATAGACCAATGTTTTGAGACTTGGATTTACAAAGGCTGGCGAGGGTTTGAGGCTGAATGGATGAAAAACTCTGCAGCTAAACCAGTAAGCCAGGGTGTTAACTACGTAGGAAATAACTTTACTAAGCCGGAGGGTTGGCAATGAGTGACATAATGAAAAAGATTAAAGCGCGTGCCGCCCAAGGTGGTAATAAATACACATGGGAAGACCTTAAGCGATTACGCGAAGAGGACGAAGTTAAACAGGCTGCAGTGTTTGAGCAGCAATTCAAAGAGCATGCAGCAAAGGAAACAGTAGGACGATCGGGTATTTTGCCACTTCACATGAAATGCACCGTTAATAACTTTGAATCGGATACTGCAGAGAAAATGGAAGCTAAGCGGTTTGCTGCGGAATATATAATGAATTTTGATAACAACATGGGACAGGGCTTCATATTTAGCGGCAACAGCGGAACGGGTAAAAACCACTTATCTGCAGCAATGTGTAACGAGTTAATGCGCCGTGGTAAATCTTGTTTGGTGATCACCGTTAACGAGCTAATGCAAAAGCTACGTAACTGTTATGACAAGAACTCAGAAACGACTGAGGATAAATTCTTCCAAGCAATGAATGATTTTGATTTGTTGATACTTGATGAAATTGGACTTCAGCGTAACAACGACAACGAGAGACTAGCGTTAAACCAAATCATTGATAAGCGTATTGGGTGCATGAAGCCTACAGGAATGTTAACCAACTTACCTGCAGGATGTAACAAGCCAATGGGTGATCCTGAATGGTTTGCGAATATGAATGATTTACTAGGAGTTCGTATTATGGACCGTATGCGATCGAATGGTGGTAAGTGGATTTCGTTTAACTGGGAGAGCTACCGCAAGTGAATCACTACAACAAACCATACAAGGACTGGACGGAAAGAGAATCAACTTATCCGGAACATTACGGGAAAGGTGATATAGGATGGATACTTTCTCAACTAGATAGGTTGTCTGATGATAAGAGAAAGGAAGCTAGTGAGAAATATAGCTTAGCATTTACTAGGCATGGCAGAGATAAGGCAAATGCGAAGCTCAAGTCATTCTGTGAGGAGTTCGGCGGTGAAGTGATACAAACACACCAAGTTAAACAATCAAGCGCTGTAAACCCGTTTGAGGAAAGATTGCAGAAAATAAGAAATGGTAATCGTGGTGGAAGAAAAACAATTTTAGGAATGGCAGGTGAAGAATGAATATTGAAGACGGTTTGTTTTACTACTGGAACACAGACGAATCTCATTACGATAACAACGAAACCATGTACGACTTTTTAAGCTTTGAGCTATCAGAAAACATAGAAGCCACCCATGAGGACGGAAGTTACGCAGAGATTAAGCTCGAAGACGGCAGAGAGTTTGAGGTTCACGCAAGCGGTAATGGTGATTGTTACAGCCATAAGGTTGAGTTTGTAGGAATGGCGGGTGAAGAATGAAGATATATAGAGTCAGAAAAAATTCACTGTTTGACGTTTTAACTGTACAGCCATCAAATATCTTTGAAAAGATAGCGCTAATACTGAAGGGATATAGGAAAGTACAAATACACGAAAATTCATTTATGCATTCAGCTAATATCTGGATGCATAAGAAGTCAAAATTTAAAAGCGATTATATTTCAATGGAAGGTGAAGAATGAAACAAGTAAATGAAGTTGAATGGTCATGGACTGTAAGCTGTCCAGAGTGCGGCGCTAATTATGATGAGTTTGACGAGCAGGTTGATGATAGCGGTACTCACCCTGTAATTACATGCGATAGAGATGATTATAGTGATGGTGTTTGCGGTTGTGTGTTTGAAGTTACATGCATAGAGAATTAATTAATGGCGGATGAGTTTATTCTCAATCGCGCTAACGAGGGTGAACAATACCCTCGTCTAGCTGAGTCGATTGAAAAGATATTAAGTGGTGATGGTCAGGCTAAGGTTACTGTTACACGAAAGAATAACGGAACGCTTCCAATGCTCAAGCTGTGGCGAGCATGGATGAAACAAATGTGTGAATACATGAATGCTAACGGCAATACAATGCCGTTGTATTACACGAAAGCAGGTGAGCCAGTTGGTAAGCGACCAATGACACCTGAAGATTGTCACCATGCCTTTACTTATTTGTGCATGCCATGCGACGAGAACGGCGAAAGACTATCATGGGCGCTAAGTGAGGCAGGTAGTAATAAAAAGCGCGTGGCGAGCGCTGGGGAGCGTTTAAGGGCTATGGATAGAATGTGGATGATTGGAGTTGATAAAGCTATACCGCTAATTAACCCTCAAGACAGCGAATACAACAAACTAAAACAAGAGAGTGAATCATAAACCTTATGAAGTGATGAATTTGACACCTCTTATGTGAGGTGTTAAATTTTACATGTCAACATAAGGAGATTAGCCATGACTGATATTGAAATTTATTCGGATAACCAAGAAATAAAAACAAACTCTAAAAACATTTCAGATGTGTTTGGAAAGATTCATCGTGATGTATTGCGCGACATTAAAAAGCTGGATTGCAGTGATGAATTTAGAGTGCGCAACTTTGCGCAGTCCTCTTATATCAGTGAACAAAACAAGGAATTACCTTGCGTTGAAATGACAAAGGACGGATTTACTTTTCTTTGCATGGGTTATCGTGGTGAAAAGGCTGCGAAATTCAAAGAGGCTTATATTGATGAATTTAACAGAATGGCTAATTCCTTAAATTCAATAAGCAACCGAGTTAATAAGCTATCAATTGAAGGAAAGAAAATAACAGAGCTTGGTAAAGAATGGTCATCACTGGGTCATGAAGTTAGGCGAGCTAAAAAAGAACACAATCAAGCTACAAACTTATTGATGAATGAAGTTCAGTTAAAGTTGGAGATTTAAATGGCTAACTCAAAAAGAAAGTGTGCTTATTGCAAAGAACGACAACCAGCAGAAATAATGCTTATTAATGGTTCGCAAGCATTCTGCAATAAAGACCACTTCATAGAGTACGCTGTAAGCAACAGGAAGGCTTTAAGCGCTAAAGGTAAGCAAGTTATAGACAAAGAAGAAAGAACCTCGCTACGTAAGCGCAAGGAGGCTTTGCGCGATAGAAGCTGGTATATGAAAGAGGCTCAGAAGTGGTTTAATAGATTTGTACGTCTTAGAGATGTTAACAAGCCATGCATAAGCTGTTTAAATCCTTTGCGTAACGATGTAAGGCTTAAGGGGCATTTGTACGATGCAGGTCATTACCTAAGTGTTGGCGCTCGTTTTAACTTGCGATTCAACGAAGATAACTGTCATGCTCAATGCGTAAAGTGCAACCGTGACTTATCAGGTAATGCTGCGGCTTATAGAGTTGAGTTAGTGAAGCGTATTGGCCTTGATAGAGTTGAGTTATTGGAGTGCGACCATAAACCAAAGAAATACACTATTGATGATTTAAAGGAAATGATCGCTAAATACAAATTGAAGTGTAAAGAGTTAGAATAAAAAACGCCCCGGTTATGGGGCGTTGTTGTTATAGCTTCAACTCGTAAATTTTTGCGTAAAATGCATAATTATCAGATTGAGAGTTTGATAATCCATTTATTTTTAGGTCAATAAAGTTTGTTGATGTGCGTACTGTGTATGAACTAACGTAATTAAAGTACTGATACGTATCATCAAGCGTAACGCCTTGGCTTAACCCTGCGCCTGTGTTATTCAGAAGGTAAATCATGAACGTTGGACTCCCGCCCTTTCGATTACTTACCCCAACGGTATCAATGTAATAACGCTTAGTTTCTGGCCCTATAGGTTTCCTGTAGAGTAACTCTGTATCTGATGACGGCTTATAGTATGTTGCTGATATTTCCGTCTCAGTGTAGTTAGCATCGACATATTTTATCTTTCTAGGATCTAAATCTCCCTCACTGTAAAACAGAGCGCTTGCATCTGCATGTGATGAGAACACTGGTTCAATCTCAAATGAGTTAACAAAGAAGCAATTAGTAGTATCAAGTAGTGACTTCCACGCCATTGGTATTGATGTTCCAGCAACAGGGTAGTCAAATGTCGATGTGCGTATTGTGCAGCCATCAATATACCTTCCCACTGTAGGGCCTAAAGCCTGAGAGTATCTAGCAGGGCCAAGATCAAACGCATTCATAAACAATCGACTACCTTCATTGTCAAATGCGTCATCTAAATAATCTAAAACGGGTGAACCTTGTAGCAGTATCGTAGAGTGAACTGTGTTGTTCTCCGTATTTACAGCGCCAACTTTAACGCCATGAGATGCATCGAAATTTGCATAGGATATTCCATAGTCACCCTCTATAACTAGGTTTTCTATAGTTGTTGCATATGAGTAAGGTATACGTATTTTCCATCGCTTAACGCTGTCATAAACTGAACCACAGCTACAAATAGCACGGTTAATATTCATACTATTATTTTCAGAGGTAAACAAAAAACCATCCGCACATTTTTGCGCCTCTAAAGTTCCGGTGATATCAAGAAACCAATTAAATACAAAAAAGCCAGGAACATCGAAACCCTGACAAGTTAGCGAACCAATACCACCAAAGCTACGCCCTTGTCGAACTCCATTAACCATGACACCAGCTGCCATAACATGAGCCGTTGCAGGATCGCCAATTAGGTCTGTTGATAGATATAAATTATCAAAACCCGCGTTGGATGGTGCGCCAAAATTTGGTAATGATATTGTCGATGGATTGTAAGTTTCACCAAGATTTGTTGTTTTACTGGCTATTGTACCGTTTTGCGGGTACGGATGGTTCCCGTTCGGAAACCATTTAAAATAAACTTTACCATCAGAAACAAACATTACATCACCATAAGTTTTATAGCTCTGTCCTGTTTCGTTAAATTCTACAATCTCACCAGGCCGCCACCCTGCTTTAGAACTTTCAAAATAATTAGGATATGCTTCGTCAAGGGTGTTACCAAAAATCATTGTAGGTTTTCTATCATTATCCCCACCCTTCCAATAAAAGTAACTACCTGTAGAACTTATAATTTTTGTGTCTTTTAAATGGAAGTAATCATCAAAAAGTATTTGAGTTGATGCAGTGTTTTCAACAATAAGATTTACATGCTTATCATTTAGATATTTGCATACATCAACTAATTTATTAACAGTTGCGTTATCTGCAACGATACCTAGCGACTTGTGTGTAACGCAATTATTAAAAGGTATAATATTTACAAATAAACCGTTAGCTGTTGATATTGATGAGAACCCATCACCGTACCCCGTTAATTCTGTCGTGAATAGGTAATTATCCCTATCTTTAAGAATGAAGTTTCTACCAATATGTGGAGACATTGATTGTAATTCTAATGAGTTCAAGTGAAGGGTGTCATGGTCATCAACATATTGGAATGATGGACCAGCGCCTTGAGAAATTGCATCACCTTTACGCATTGGCTCTTTTAAGTCGATAGGCGCTGGAAGATTTAAAACCCTGAAATTTCTAGCGTCTAAATCAGAACCTAAATTTAACGAGTCAAAAGGCAACCCTTCAGTTAACCATTTTTCCCCAGCTTTATTTTTAGATAAAAATTCACCATAATTTCCAGTTATTTGCTGGCAAAGCATGGTTAACTTATCAAATTCCTTCTCAATAGCTGATGCATCATAGCGACCTAAATTTCTTAATGATGTCTCTTGAGTTGGTGATACGATGCGCTCAACAATTAGCTTGTATTGATCTTTAAGTGGTGAGGATAGAATAATTGATGATCCATCATTCCACCATTGAAAAGGAACACCGGGAATTGAATAGTTAGTACCAATTACCAATTGTATCTCAACGCCAAATGTATCAATCTGCGTTACTACAATGTCGTCCTTGACGAAAAACGGGAAAGAGAAATCGAACGTTGTTGTTACGCCGTTCCCTGTGTATTCCTGCTTATTAAATGTTGTTTGAACTGTCATGATTAAACCCTATTTTGCAACCGCTTCTGCGACTGGCTTTTCTAGCTCATCAAGGAGACGGCGAATATAAAATAAATTTTGGTAAGGTAATAATTTACGAATAGATCTTACATCTGATTCGCTCACATCACCACTTGTTACAGCGCCCAATGATACACCAAGCTCTGTTGCTGTGCCTAGTGAAGGTCCAAGTAATGCGCCAGTCCAATTACGCGAAGCATATCGAGACATTGTGCTTTCACCAACCAAAGGAGAAACACCAACTGTACCTCGTGTTAATTGCTCCACTGTGTTGTTTGCATCCCAAAAATAACCCATTACGCCAGAGTTATCCAAGCCCTCTATAACAAGCTTAGCTGGGTCTGTCTCAACCTCTGCACCTCGCGCATGCTGTTTTACTGCATAAGACAGTGTTCCCAATGAAGTCATGATTAATAAATTAGTTAATGCCGATGCATCACGGAACTGTAAATCTGACAATAAGATCTTATGGTGCGCCTCTGCTGCAAAAGTCTTAAATTGAAATAACAATTTACCCGTAGCCGTGCTTGTCCATAAAGGTTTAACGCCTTGGCCTGGTGTCATTACAGTTGCATCAACATCTTTAAGTAACGCCATCTTAAACGCATCTTTTGCAATATCATCATCCCACTTTGTATAGTTAGGGAAGTGCAAGTTATCTGTGTCACCATGCAAACGGAACTGCTCAGCAATAGCCCCCGCCATATCTTCACTAATACCAGCGTGAGCTAAACGTGCCTTTTTTGTTTTGCTTAACGTTCCAGCTTCCCACTTTAAAACATCAGCGATAAAGCGATCTTGTGACATCACACCAGACCATACCTTTAACGTGTCGTTCCATTGCGTCATTAGTGTGGCTTTGCCAAATGAGTCGGTAGCAACGCGCAAGCCTTTCTCGAATGCATTACCACGCGCATATATATCGGTAAGGTCTGTCAGTGTGGCTGCTCGGCTATTAAGTACCATTTCAAGTGCAACGCCTGCCTTTCTTGCATCCGCCTTAAACAGATTCATTCGTTTAAAGTCAGTCATCATGGCAATTGATTTGCCAGTACGCCCAAAGCCATTACGAGAAATAACACGGCCAACATCAGGGATAGATGAAAGCGTCATACCACCAAGCATTCGCACAAAGTTCCAACCCATAGCAAAACGTCCCATGCGCAAGATTGCTGAGTTAGGATCTTTTGGCATCATATATGTTCCGCGAATACGGTCCCGCATTGCTTCAACATCACGAATGTCATGAGCCATACGTTGCTCTAGTGCCTTAAGCTTTTTAGGTTCGGTAACACTTCGGCGAGTCTTAGCATAACCTTTCTTTATTGATTCGATTTGATCAACCATATCAACACTGCCAAACATGCGCTTAAACTCAACATCAGCCGACATTGTGCGAACGTATTGATGCATAATTCCTTCAATATCGTTAACCAAGAAATCCTCAATTAACTCATCAGAAATAGATAATGTACGCTCTTTTAATGGGCCGCGAACAGTAGGAGATATATCGTAATCAAGACGACCGCCAGCGTTGCCCAGTATTTTATCTGTGATGTTATTAGCCACAGCCTCAAGTGGTGAATCCTTGCCTGCCATTGCGCGAGTAGTTAAAGACATATCTTGCTCACGCGCCTTTTTAACTTGTGCAAAGTCTGACTTCATGCGCTTATGTTGTTTCTCTAAATCAATGCGATCACGTTTAATGTCCTGTAATCGTTCTGATACTTCTTTTAATTTATCAGCGCCTTTTGCCTTGCCAACTTCAACATTGGTTAACTTCTCTTGTTTACGCAAACCTTTGATTTTTTCCGCCATTTCATCAAGCTCAGTTTGCTTAGTGAAAAACGGTTCCATATCGGTTAAGCCTTCACGCCTAGCTGATACTTGCATTTCTTTTCGTAGATCTGCACGTTGAGCCTTGTCGGTAGAGTTAAAGTATTCATCGCTTATATCTGTAAAACTACGACCTTCTGCTTGCTTAAGCTCAAGGATTTCACCTTGTTTTTGTGCAGCCTCAACAGCATCGCGCTTTAACCAGTCCATCAAGATCTGATTCCATTGATGTCGGTTTTGGACAATCATTTCTGTGTTATACATACGTGTCAAATATGACTCACTACCCTTAACGGCAACATCAGGATCGAGAAGTCCTTCTTCTATGGCCTTCTCTTTGATTGGGTCAAATACTTCTCGACGTATCTGCTCTGCTGCTTCCTGAATTTCAGGGATATCATGCTTATCACCTCTACGCATTGCTTTGGCGATCTCTTCGTTAAACTCTGACTGGCTTAACTTATCGCCACGTTGCCCTGTCATTGTTTCAAGCTTTGCAGCAATATCACCCATCATTGTCGGAGACTTCTGGCGATACTTAAGGTAATTATCCTTAACAGAACTCATGCCTTGAAATAAATTGTAGTCATAAGACTTGATACGAGTTTCAACGCTTCCGCCTTCTGGTGCCGTTGCAATCCCCGCTTTTTCACCTTTGGTAATCACGGGTGTTTCCATCATCTGCTGAACAATGGATTTAGTAGCCACTTCAGGTGATGTCATAGTACGGATGATCGGTGATACTGGCAGCTTCTCAACACCTAACGCGCCCTCAATATCAAGGTATTCGTCCTCAACATGCTTACGTTTTGCAGCACCAACAGAACCACCATCCTGTACTAAGTCTGACTCATCACCATTAAATGATAACTTCTCGCCGCCTGGTTGTGCGTGTATGTCCTCGTCAATAGCCTTAGAAACGCTTTTAAACTCACGTGAGCCAACTTGTGATAGCAACCCACCACCAATACCTGATAACAGCGTAGCGCCTGCCACGTTAATCAATGAGTCTTCAAATGTTCTGGTTTCTTGACTTGCGTGTTTCGCTGTCTCTGCAACAATCTCGCCACTTGCAGCGGATGCACCAAACTCTAAAGCCGAACGGGCGAAACCTACACCTTTAGTACCAACACCAGCAGGCGTTAACATTAACGGTAAAAACACGGGGTCGGTAACACCCGCCGCCATCTGTGCCATGATTGCAGGAATACCGCCAGCCTGTAATGTATCACGGTCCTTAAGCTCCATATCCAACTGAGCTTTAATGGCTGCAGTTTGCGATTCAGAGTTAGAGCCTGCAAAACTTGGCGCATATTCCTCATAACCTTGAATGTCAGTTTTACCGTTAAACTGAAACGGATCATAACCGTCCTGCTTTTCGTAAACAGTCGTTAATGAGTTACCATTAGCCAAAGCAGACGCTAAACTGTTCTCTTGTCTAAATGCGGCTTTTGTTACGTCCCACATTGACGGTGGTGTTTCTGGATCTGGAACATTAATCTGCAGAGTTTCACCAGGGTTAACAAAATCTTCATCAGGTATAAATGGCATTGTATTACCTTACAAGTTAAGACCACCAAAGCGGCTTGATACGTAATCATCTTGTTGATCAAGAACCTCTTGACCAGATTGTTTATATTCTCGTAATTCCTCGGCAACTTCTAGCTGCTCAGATTTACGGCTTTGCGCTTCTTCATATTGTTTCGTTTTCTTGTAGTCAGGCTTCCATCGTTGCGGGATACCATCAACCATTAACGGCACAATTCTACCACTTTCGTCTTTATGCATAACAGGATAAGTTGGTGAATCTTCGCGCCCTGTCTTTGCGTCAGTGGTAACAAACGCACCCTCATAACCTTTGGTATCCTCCTTGAACTGCTCAGCAATCCAGTCACTCTTGCCATATCCGTTGCCATAAACAACTTCTGGCGAATACTTCATCATTGCTGAGCCTTGAGGAGCAAGATCGGAACCACCCCATACACGGTTAACATCATCCCACGCCAATTCTCTAGCCTGTTCAATATCACCGCCAGTGGTTGCCATGTAATTCTTAGTTAGGTTGTCAAATTCAGCAGTGAACGCACTTGTTGTTGATGGCTGAGACTTGAACCAGAAATCATCAATATCTTTATCTATCTTGTTCTCCAGCCAGCCTTCAGTTTTATTACTTTTCTTAGTCTCGTTGAACGATAACTTAAACGTCTCTTTCTCAATGTCTGTTTTCTTGTAGATGTTATCAAGTGCTAACTCCACCGCTTTTGCTTTAGGTGTACCAGATGCAACCATGTCTGTTACCTGTTTAGCAAATGATAGATCATTAGAATCAAAATCCTTGGTGGCCTGTGGAGAAGTTAGGCGTATCTTCTGGATAAGATCGGCAGCATTAGCCGCTTCATCTGCAGTTCCAGAACGGATGGTCCCTCGAACAGTGCTAACCAATGACTTTGGCACAATGCCTGTTTGCTTAATCAATCCTAGAGTATTCCCTTGAATATCTTCTGGTGCCCAGCCTTTTGATACTTGCCCATAATATGCATTTACCGCGTTAACATCTCCGTTTTTTGTTTTGTCAGCAGGATCAAGAGGTGTGCCAGTCGCTAAAGACAATGAAACTTTGTCATAATTTGCAACGCCCTGTGCAATGGTTTTCTTAAATGAAATGTATTGCGCACCTGTTAACGCTCCATTTCCATTATTATAAGCGGAGTCTAATTCATCACTTGTTAACGTTCCGTCCATCATCTTTAATGAGAGGTCAACAAATGCACGTTCTCTAGCCTCATGACTAACTTGATTTGCTTTCTTGATTGCCTGTAATCGTTTCTGCTCTATATGGCTAACTGTTTCGTCATAAAAATCAGGCGTCAATAAATCTTTTTTGCCGTGTAAGTATTTAAGTGCGCTGTTATATTTCCCATCGTTTAAATACTGGTTAGCAACTGATCCATATGACTTATCATTAATTTCAAATGTTCCAACCTTAACGGCATCTTCTGATAAGCCGTTTAGGTTAGCGTATGCTTTCAGTGAATCGTATTGCTCAGAAACCAATTGTTCAACCCTGTTAGGGTCTTGATAGTTAAGGGCAACATCCATCTGCTTTGATGTAATAAAGTTTTGCTGTTGCTCGTTGCGATAAGACTCCATTTCACGCATTTGATACTGCATTGACGAGCCTTGCAACTGTGCGCGTTGCTGCTCAATCATCTTATTAAACGTGGCTTTTTGTGCGTCATTGGTAAGTTTTCCGCCTGCTTCCGCAGTGTACTGATCAAAGTTAGCCAGTAATTCATCTGATGCTGTTAATGCGTTCTTACCTTTCTTTGTGTAAAGACCACCTTCACCATAAAGGCTTTTATTTGTCCATTCGCTTAAGCTATTGCTTTGCTCTTGAATTGCAGCAAGGTTAGTGGCTTGTATGTTACGTTGTAATTCTTGACTAGCAATGTTACCGATTGTCCCCATTGCATTCTTAAAAGAAGAATTATCAGCCTGAACGCCTGACAGTCGAACATTGCCAACATTCTCTGATACTCTACTTTGTGACGGTATTTGAATTGCCATTTTCCTACCTCGCAAATGCTGGGAACATTGATGCACCACTAGCAGCGCTTGTTAATAACGTTGTGCCCATTTTCATCTTGGCACCTTTTACTTGCTGTTTAGCTGATGCAACTCGATTGGCACCTTCTGTCTCCAAACCTAAAGCTTGACGGCTTGAGTTATTAAGCACACTCATACTTTCCAGTAATCCTACACCAGCCGTTTGCTCACCAATTTGACCAGCAGTACCAGTATTAATATCAACGCCACCTGACGCCATTTGAGTGCGATTACGTGCGGCTACTTGTTGGTTTTGCTGTAGCACTTTTGCAGATTCTTGTGAGCCTGCAATGCGAACATTGTCCGCTTCATTCTCTAATTGTTTCTGCTGATTCTTGGCTACCTTCTCATTAAACTTTGCTGTTTCATAATCAGATCCAGCGGATGCACCAGCGGCTGCAGCAGATGCAACCATTAACGCTGTTTGTGCTGCAGTTAAACTAACACCAGCGGCGGCGGCACCACCTGCACTCATAGCGCCAGCGGCAACGGCGGAAAGCGTGACGGGTTCACACATGGTTAATACTCCAATAGGTTTTTATTTATTATCGCATATAAAAAAGCCTCGCGGAATGCAAGGCTTGAATGGGTTACTTTGTCATTTCAAAACGATGGAACAATGCGCCGCTTATACCATAAGGAACAGGATCATAGAAAGTAAATCCGCAATGCTTGAGAAAAACAATTGAATGCTTGTTCTTATGCCATACGTAATTTACTAACTTATTGTATTGCCTGAACATATCACCAAATACCTTGTCCTGTTCGGTAATAAACGCCCGTACATTATTTGTTAATACTTCTGTGCCAATTAGCCAAGGGATGCCAGTATCACACAATGGCGTATCGTCAGCAGGGCATACACCTAATATGCAACCTAGCTCACCGTTAATAAATACAGTGGCAACCATTGAAGATTTAACCACTGAATCAGTGAGCAAGCTTTCCAAGTCTCCACCGTGAGAAAGGTTAATTTCCTCACGGTCAAGATCACGCATATTATTTGCCAGGTGTGTTATGTGCTCCTTCGCTACTCTCTTGTATTCTACGCTTGCGCTCATACCATTTCTCACTTAACCAACTAATTAAACCAGCGACAGCAATTATGCTTATCATGCCAATCCAGATTATATCGCCAACAGTCCATACTATCATTGTTTGTCCTCATTTAGCTTATCTGCTAACTCTTGCGCTTCTGATAAATAAGGAGTAATAAATTCTCCCTCATCATTTTTATATGTCTTTATAATCTCACCCCAAGGCGAAAGCATGCCACCATAACCATTGCTTTTTGTATAAACTCTATGGCCCGCTCTACTACTCCACACCTCCCACATCACTCACCACCTTTAATAATAATTCTTAACGTCTTTATTTTTGCCAGTCTCTATAAAATCCCTTGTTCTTCTTAGGTAAGCTAACTCTCTGCATTCCTCGCATGCGTCTTTATTGTTTTTTGGGTTACTTATAGCCTTTAAGCTTCTGCTGTTGTAGTTACCGCAAGTGCATTTACACTGCCATTTACCTTTCCCTAGATAACCGATAACCCTTAACCTACCAAACCTGATTCCTGTTACATCATAATTAGGTGGCGCAGTCATTAATCTGGGGTTTTTCCAAAACAGTTTATTTAGTTTTAGGTGTCTGTTTTTAATCTCATACTTGTTATCAATGCCTGCTCTTGCTGTAACAATTGCCGCTGTTTTGTTTATTGGTCTCATCACTTCACTTCCTAATAAAAAAACCACCATCAAAGTATGCCCTCGATGGTGGTTTATGTATAACGCAAAAACTAGATTGATAGTTTCGGAATTTTAGATTTAATAGATTAACTGCTTACAGTGATCTCTGGCATGATGGCTAGAATCTCTGTTTGTATTGGGTCACTCTGTCGTACATACATACGGCTATCTTCATCCCATGTGCCGCTGACGCCTACTTCTATGGTGCCAGTGTTACGCCTTGGAGCAAAACCAAAGTTCTCATCAGTACGCGCCTTATGTGCATACATAGAGTTTAACGAGGTTCCACAATAAACGCTTTCTGTGTTACGTACAATCACAGATATATTGGTTAATAGTTTCTTTTTAGTGCGTGATGTCTCAGGGTATCCGCTTAACTCTAACGGTAACGTCTCAATGATTGAGTCATACGGCAAGCCAGCGATCACTGTCGAGTAATACGCATCAAGTTGAACAATGCCACTTACCACAACTTTCTGATCAACCACTGCACCATCCGCTAAGATAGAAACAGTTTTACCGTTTAAGTGGTCAAGTCCTGATACTGCATCGACAGTGTAACCCCATGAGATATTAGCAACGCCTTGAATTGATGGTGGTATCTGCTCATTCACAACGGCCTGTACAACGGTATCGCTAGTCTTTGTGATGATCATAACCGATGAGCTACGACCATCAGCCCAAAAGCGAATAACATCACCTACAGCTTTATTAGCAAACAACGTTGTGGAACCTGTTAGGGTGCACTCTTCCCCTGCATTGTAATTGCCAGTAACCGTGATCGTCTCTTGAGTGAAGTTGCGCCCCTCATACTTAAGGCCACTATCAACAAAGAACTGATTATAAGGATCACCATTTGGGCGCTCCATGAATCGCTCAATGTAATTAACCCCGTTGCGATTGACAGCAATATAAATCGCATCATTCACACCTTCCCTGATTGATGTGCAGTATTTAACATCTCCGTCTGTTTTGCCTGAACACCACCCCCATATTTGCTGATCTTTCATGTAGGTAAAGTAAGCAAACTCACCATCATCAAACACAACAAATATAACTTTATTTGGGTTTTTAGCCTGCACCCATGAGACTATCTTGCGATTCTCAAACAAATGCGTGGCCCTAACAGTTAGGTCTGTACCGATATAAGCATCGCTTGAGAAGTCAAAGCCGATATCACGGATCACCTGCTGACCGTCTTGAACGTAGATACCCGTTGAACCTGTGATAATTGGCCTGATGTGCGAACTACCATCATACGACTGAACACGCACGTTAGGTGGTGTTTCTGGTGTAATCACATCATTCGAACCTTGGTTAATCGACCATACCCCGCCAGATGTAAACAATAGCAATGCGTTAAGCGGCATCATATGAAGTATCTCATTCACCTGTAATGAGTTCACATCAAAACGCATAGAGTCATCAGCAAGTAATGGCTTGCTAGTTGAGAAGTCAGGGAAACTATCTGTGCGACTCATCCATAACGTTTGTGGTAATGCCAATGTACTTGCAACGCTAAAACGCTGTTGGTAATACGTGCCACATTGCGGGTACTTAGTATCATCACGCCACGGTTCAAACGCCCATTTGTATGTTTTACGGTTCTTTTGTACCTGCTCAATCTTAACGTCTCTTGCTAATGCTGAGCCGCCATTAGGTGTGTATTGTGGCTCATTAGTTAGAGTTATCGTTGACGTTTGAAAGTTAATCGTCCAGTCTTGCGGGTAATCTAACTCAACAGTTGGGGCGCTTCCAGATCCAACTAGCGTTACTTTTAAGTCATCAACAAAGTTAGTTGTGGGTGTAGGATTTAAAACATAAACCTTTTGCGTTGTTTGTGCTGGATAATTCCAGGTATTGGCGGTTGTATCACCGCCCACAACCGTCTCCGGTACCGTGATGATAACCGTAGCTATTGCTGTAGTTGCATTGGTTATTGAGTCAATACGAACCAAACCAAAACCGCTGTGGGTATACTTCCACTTAACACCGATGATTGCATCACGATTATCATCTGGGAAAAACTTATTTGGTCCGTCCCACTCCTGCCCTTCAGTGTGTATTGGTGGTGAGTCACCAGCCTGGGCGTCTTTGTTATTGTACTTATTTGCTTCTGTACAAATGTAATAGTTACCGTTGTAATAGGTTTTATCACCAACATTAACGGGCATACGCTGAACCCATGTTGTTACCTGTCCAGATGTTTGCTGATCAAGTTTAAGCAACTTGCCAACATGGTTAGAGTTAAACATGTCAAACGATGCTGTTAGCGTTACGGTGCCATCTTGAGCGTTTGCGTATACCGTTTTAGCCTCAGCAATGTTTACCGCCTCAAATGGACCTTTCTTATTAACGAACTCAACCAGATTCCATGATGTGTGAGAACTACGCTGCAACTGCATGATCTTATGATTGCGGTGGAATAGTGTTAATACGTCAGCACTTTGTGTGTAGCCAATACGCTCCAACTCCGAGCCAAGGTAAGGTGTAACAACCTCAACGATAGTAGAGCCATCAACAACAAACCCACCATCAGTAATAATACGTATTTTCTTATCAGTAAACTCTAATACATACGTTTGCTCAGTAGAAAATTGGAACGGAATAAGTACAACATCTGCATTAGATGCTGAGTTACCTACAAGCTTTGTGCCTGGCCGGCTTATTAAACCACCGTGATAGTTAACTATGAAGTTTTCTGCCAACGCTACACCAGTACGGAAAAGCTCCATATCTGAGCGCCCGTACAATTCTGGACTAATTTCGCCAGAACTAAAGGAAGGTTGAATTAATGTTGTACCCATCAAGAAATCCTCAAGTTAATCTGCTCAGGTGTCGGCCATTGCGGCTCATGTTGACCTTGGCTATCTTGCGCTGCTGCTGAACTGATGATCATTGAATAGTTAGCTTCAAGCGTTTGCAGTAATTGCGGTGTTGCTGTTAGTGGTACGCATATATACATAGCCAATCGATAAGCAAGCACATCAACAAACGGCGAGCTAAACAGGTTAATGTTTTCAATGTTTGACGTGTATTGAAGTTGCGCTTCCTCAAGGTTAGTCAGGATTGTGCGTGTTGAGTTATCGTTTGCTACACCCTTAACGTATGGAACTTTTAATCTATCTGGTAATACTTGTTCGTTTAATTCCATACCAGGGTAAGCCTGATTAATGCCGTTATACTGCGGCAAAAATGGCTGAACCATCCGACGAGGCTCAAGGCAATCAATGGGCATTTTGTAAACATATTGCCAGTTAGGATCTGTTTCATCAGCAAGCAAGGCTAATATTTTATTCTTTCGTGCAAACGTCCAATCGTTTGAGCTTAATGCGAACTTACGTGATTGATCGTAAAACCGACGAATAACCTGAGCTTCCTTAGAATTATCATGGTCAATATCTTCTATGTACCTGGTTACGCCGATGTGACTTAGTGCCATGTTGGCTATGTCTGTGTTACTAAACATAAAACACCTCAAATAAAAAAGGGAAGCCCGAAGACTTCCCTTAGTATAACATTTTGGTTTTATTTTTCGCGCTGTGCTTCAGGGCAGTTTACTTTGATATCAGGTCGAGAAACATCAAAGCCAGTAATATCGGATACAGCGTCTAAGCTAGGCAATCCCGCTTTAGTCCAATGATCATCGTTTTTATGATCTAAGGATTGAACTGCTTCAACGATTTTAGCATCACGCTTATGGTCTTGCTCTGTCTTCACTGGTACAACTGGAACTACTTCACCGCTTAGTTGTTCTACGTATTCAGGGAGTGGGCCTTCCTGCTTCCATTCGAACTTTTGACCTTCACGTTTCAGTTCCATGTCGTGATAGCAATCTTCAAGAGCCTTAACAATGCGCGTCATATAAATACCTATTAGTTAGTTAAAACTTCAAAACCAGAAGGATACGTATTGTGTTCGTACTGGTCAAGATTAAAGTAGGCAGTTACTTTACCACCTGTAGCCGTACCGTTCACTACATATTTAATGCCGTAGTAACGATGCTTTCCTGATAGGTTAACTTTACCAGCAAATACACGCTTACCAGCAGTAAGATCTGCTAACAGGATAGCGCTTGAGCCGTCAATGATTTCAGGGCTTGTTAATCCAGAAGCATCAGATCCGACAACTTGAATGGTTAAGTCAGTTAAACCTGCAAACGCCTCAGTAACAAGCACGCCAAACTCGATTGATTCACCTGCACCAAGCACACCTTTGTTTTCGCCAATGTCGAATACATTCGCGCTATTAGCAGTAGTTGTAACTGCTTGAGCATCAGAAAGTACTAATTGAGCATCTAACATCATAATTGTATTGGGCTGCGTTTCTGCAACCCACTCCATAGTAATTATTGGATACGGTCTTCTGTATTTAACAGCTTATCGACAGTACGGAAAGGAATGCCACGGAAATCAGGGATCATACGACCATTAATTTCTGTGCGGTTAAGTTGAACGTTTTTCTTGTTGAACGACTGTAAATCAAGGTATTGAGCAACAGTACGGTTCATGTAGAAATAACACTTACCTTTAGTAAGCATTGGTAACTTATGCATTGCCTTAATGATAAGGTTCCATAAGTCATACGTTGCTGCATCATCTTCCAATAGTGCAACAGGTACGTTAGCGATACGTACAACATAACGCCAGTCTTTCACTGACATACCAAGCTTCGCCATGTACTTAGTTTCTAACGCTTCGTAACGGTTGCCGTCTGAATCATTAACTTGCTGCACACCAAGATCGTTAGAAGTAATACCAGCACCGTCTGCCATACCTTTTGGATAACGCATGTTAACTGTATCGGTATCCCAGCATACAAGCCAAATAGATGTAAGCTTGCCAGTAGTACCGCCAGCATCAACGATATTTACACCGTTCTCGGCTGACTTAGAGCTGTAACGTGCTGCAAGGCCTGTAAACTCATCAGGGTTTGTTAGCTCGTTACCGTAGAAAATAGTTTGAGCAAGCTTTTGTGACATTGACTCAAGGTGGCCTTTGTCTTCGCTTAATCGCCATTGTGCAGAGTTACCGTTAAGGTCTGCTAGTTCCTTATCAACCATTGCACGTGCTTCCATCATGCCGATAGTATCGGTGATCTGTTGCGTGCGTGATTTAGATTGAGGAACACCTTTGTTAAATCGACGCCAGTAAACATCTGGTAAACCAGTACGGATCGTTTCACGGTGGCCTGTAGGAAGGTTAGCTTCCAGTACAGGAAAATCCTGAAGAACTTCGTTTACTTCCGATAGGATTTCAGCAGGAGTTGCAATAGTACCGTCTGGATTAAGTCGCTTTGCAACGTCAACTAAAGTCGGCCAGTTAACACCTAATGTAGCCATAATATTACCCCTTAAGGATTCATGTTAGAGTTTGCATATAGTGCCTGGGCACCTTGAGGTTGGCTACCATCCGAGCCGTGTGAGAATGAATCCTCACTAATTGCCGTCCCTATCTTGTGGAATAGTTTAACAATTTCTGGATGATTGCCAAGACCTGTTTCATTTAATGTTGCTTTTAGCTCATCAGAGCCAAATTGTTGCATTGCTAACTTTGCCGTCTCGACGTTGCGATCAAAGTTTGCACCACCAAAATCTGAGTCACTTTTTAAGTCATTAACCCAGTCTGATTTCTGTTGCTCCCATTGAGCCACTGCAGCTTCTTGAGCTTCTTGGACATCAACAGCGCGTTGTTCTGCATATACTTCAGCAAGCTTTTGCGCCTGCTCTTGTGAAAGGTCAGCCTCGCGCATTAATGGCTCGAACTTTTCCAACGCTTTCTCGTCCAGCTCCACGCCTTCAGGCATGGTGAACTCGTATTTCTCAGGGGCTTTGGTTTCCGCCTCGGTCTTTTCTTCTGATTCAGCCTTTTCGGTTGTTTCTTCTTGACCGTCTTTTGCTTCCGTTTCGGTTGGCTGCTCTTGGGTTATTGAGTCTTCGCCACCTAGCAGCGTTGTTGCTTCTGCTGATTCACTGGCGGTTTCGGTGGAAGATTCCGCACCGTCAGTCACTGTTGCTGCTGGCGCTTCTGCCTCTTCACAGAAACCCATCACTCCACGGCTCAACATGTTACGTAGTAAAGTTGGCATTATCAAAGCTCCGTAGCTAATTGCTTAGTCATATCTTTCATGTTGTCTTGCTGCAGTTTAATCCATGCGTTAGGATTAGCTAGCATGATTTGCTCTAACAGCTCAAGGCCAACCGCACGGCGAGCCTCGTCAACACCTGTGGCGAATATTTTACAGTTACTTACCATCCACCACAACACATTTAATCCTTGCTCACTTTCAAGCATGGTATTGAATGAAGCGCGTAGGTTTAATATCTCCATATGCGCTCTGTTCGCGTAGTCATCACCATACTGATCGCGTAGGTCTTCAATGTACTGAAACTCGTTGTCACTTAGTTGCTCGTGCATTACCCACCCGTCATATTATTACGCATTAATTCCAGGGCGCTTTCTCCGCCGACATCAGTTTCTGATAATAGTTTAGCAGCACCTGATATCTGTTGCGCAGGTTGAGCCATTGCACCAATTTTATCTGCTCGTTCTTGTGCTGCTCGTTGCTGTCTAGCGTTAGCAACTGTTTGCTCGTCGTTAAGCATTTGAGGTGGCGCGCCCGTAATGTTCACGTACTCATTTACGATCTTATCAAAGTTAAGATTATCAAGTACAGCAGGATTAGCACCAGCAAGATTACCAATAAACGATACTGAACGCTCTAGTGCAGTAATACCAACCAGCTTTTGTGCTTGGTATAGCATTGACGTGTATTGAACATTGATGTCTTTGCCTTCCAGCTCAGGTGGTGGCTCAGGCAATAAACCACGTCTATTAAGCTCATCAAAGCAACGCTCTACAACAGGATCAAGAAACTCCTCATTGATACGGTTAAGCACTGGACCAAGCATTAACAGCTTTTCTTCTTGTCGCTGTGCAATCTCTGTAGCCGTTACGCCTGACTTGTTGATGTTAGTTACCATCAGGAATAGGTCGTTAAAGAATGCCTGACTGATAATATTACGGGTATCCTGAATAGAGTTCATTACATCGCCAATAGGATAATTGACATTGAACACTGATTCTATCTTAGCGCCCATTGCATTATCTGGCATGTAGTTCAAGCCACCTGGCACCAATGAAACACGACTACCACGTAATGAGCTAGGCACACTTAGTGGCGGGTTAATCATCTTGTCTTGTGCTTCAAAGCGTTGACGGTGATCTTTTTGCAATCCACGAGCCGAGCCTAACGCCAACATGCCCGGACCAAATGATCCATAGCTATCATTTCCAACAGCTTCCCAACGCGGCGTGACTGCTGGGAATGTACGGAACCCGCTTTCTTTTAGCACCTTGCCATCACTTGCAGGCTCCCACCAAACAGAACGGTATGGCATATTCCCGTTGTCTTTCTTGGTTGGATCGTACTTCTCACGAGGCATGATTAAATGACGCACAGGAAACATGCTCTTGTAATCACGGTTGCCGTAAGCTGTCTTAACCTGCTCACTTACATTGTCTTGTCCAAACTTCTTAACAATCTGGTCTGATGATAAGCGAATCTCAGTAGACCATGTATCAACGTTGTATCGCGCGCCGTTGGCAATCTTAAACGTACCAATAGGCTTGTGATAGAAACGAATGATTGAAAGCGGGTCAGACTCCATCAGCATGTTAGCTGTAGAATACATGCCGATGTCAGAGTAAATCATAGGTACTACGTTATAGAAGTTTGAGCGGTCAAGCATTGTAAGAATACGCTTTGAGCACTCATCCAAATATACACGCACTGAATGGAATTGGTTCAATTCCTCATCGGCTGTTTGCAACTTAACCCACGGAACAGCACGGTTAGTAACACCAGACATCATACCGCCTGCCAGTGTACGTACCGCCATTGTTACCGTAGGGTCGATAATATCCGTATTAAAGTTGCGCTTCTTGTTAGTGTTGCTTAGGTCGAATCGTTGACGACCTGGATCAAACGCTTTGGATACATCGACAAAGTGCGGCTTCCATTCCTGAAAGCTGCTATCTAGTTGCTGATACATCGCGTTGAGGATATTAATTTCCATCATGCACCCATTAATGTCTTACTAGTTGTCTGAGCTTGACCGCTTGCACCTGTCGGGCTAGTTAGGATTGTACTTGCTGAGCCTGCTGCTGCTGCTCGACGTTTACGCTCATTGTCTGCACCTTGCTCCATTGCTACATCTGTATTCACAGGTGGTGGTGTTGCTGGCGCTGGTGGTGGAGCTGATGGTGAACCGCCTAAACACATAATATATCTCCTAGTATGGGCTGTAATCAGTATCGGACATTTCATTCTCGAACGCATTATACGACATTTGAGCGCGACCGTTATCACCCTGTTTATATCTGTAATCACTTACAGGCATTTGACGGAAGTTACCAATACCCATGCAAAGGTAACGGGTAGCATCCATAAGGTGATCGTTCTCTTTAACAATGCGCCCTTTATCATCGCGTCGATAGATACGAAACTCTGACAGCCAGTTTACCATGTTCTTTGAAACTTTTAATCGTCCAGTTGAAAGCATCTGATAAACCAACAGTAATCCAGCATCTACAGCCTTGTTAGCATTACTTAGTATCAAGCCTTCTGCTGAGTATAGGTCGTACAACTTACGACCATCTGCTTGTGATGAACAGTTAGCGGCTGAATCGATAATACCAGGTATCCATGAACCTCTAGCCTTGATAGCTGAAGCATGAACCGCTGGCTCTGCGTGACCTCGGTAGTATTCATCGTATAAGTAAACTACATCAGCATCACGATCATGTGCTCCCCATACTGCAGCATTCTTACGCCAACCAACATCGAGAGAGAATCCGCGAGGCCATGCATCATCAAGCTTGAACTCTTGCGGGTCAAAGATAATATCCTCTTCCGCAACTGGATAGATGGCACCAGAGCCTAGCGAGGGAATACCCTGCATACGTGCATCTTTTAAATGGGGCATCATACCCTTAGTCATTTCTTCAATCATTGAATCGGTTAGGTGTGGAACGTCAGCCCAACCACAACGAATAACTGCGCGAGTCATTTATTCACCACTTAATCATGTTTCGTGAATCAGATTTCAGATTGTTAGGTATTTCCCCGTGGATATACCAACAACATTGAATAATTATTACATCTCACCCGTTGATTGTAGGAAAGATATAACCAACGGAGTTAAGCCAGATAGCGGCGTAAACGTTAGCATAGTAATTCCGCTTGTTGTCATGGTACGAATCAACGCCTCATCATAAACGTCTTCTGGGCATTCTTCATCGAACCAAACTATATCTTCTTCCGTACCCTGAAAGATACGACGCCCCTGATCGTATGAGCGCAACTTAATCTTACTTACGCCCTTAGTCGGTAGGTGTCTAACGTGTATCTCTTCATAGGCATTAGGCAAGCCACGCTTAGGCACTAGGTCTAGGATTAAATCACCCGGTATCATTCCTGTCCCAATATCATCAAATGGTCCAATCAACTTGGTTTGAATGATGTCTCGCGTTGTTGCGCCTGTATCACCCGCCGCCAATACACGCACACCTCTATCGTATCTTAAGCCATTCCACCACTCAGGATACTCACCAGTGATGTGAGCCGTTATCTCATAACCAGCACCGACAGTCTTCCCTACACGGTTCCCAGCCATGAAGCAACGCTCTTTGTGTATCTTGCCAGCCTCGAAAAACTCAAGGTGTCTGTGATACAACTCTCTACGTAATGGGCCCTCATCAGGGAATAGGTGATAAAACTCCCTGCGTTTACGTCTGCGTTGCTTTTCTTCTAGTAGGCTTATTAACTCAGCTTTCTGAGCTAGCGACAAGTGCTGCAAGCTTGCGGTTGATTTCATCATCACTTAAATCCGATACAGTTCCAGAGTGCTCAATGTTTTGTTTATCTCGCCATGTTTCAGGCTGTCTATTCTTGAGCCAGAATATCATCGCCGTTGTGTCTCCAGCGACCTGCTTGATCGTCTTAACCTTCTTGAACCCATCCTCGCTTTCTTCTTCTTTCTCTTCTGTGAGGCTGTATCCAAGGGCTTTATGGTACAAGGAATTAACTATCGCATCGTCTGAATACTGCTTTCCGCTTTTTATGGCATGTAAAAAGTCAGGTTGATCTCTTTTCCAATTGTTTATCGTTTTCTCTTCAACCTCAAAAAACTCTGCCAAGTCTTTATCTGTAAAACCCTTTAAGCATAACTTCCTTGCTTGCTCTGCATACTCTTCCTTGTACTTTGTTGGCCTCCCCATCTTTGCATTTGTCATGGCGTTAATCTCATTCAGTGGTTAATTGCTTTAAAGTTTATCATGCATAAAAAAGCCCCGCTATTTAAACAGGGCTTTCGTGTTACTTGTTATCGTATTCTTTGACGAGAAATTTAAGAGTTGCCTTTATTTCAGCTAGGTCGTGAATTATCTGTTCCTGCTTTCCCTCATGCTTTAGCCTATGCGCTGTGTTTACTTCTACAGCGCCAGGTATTCCAGCAAATATGGTTAACAGTGACGCTAACAGAATAATGACAACACCCACCCCTATTTTATTCCAGTCCATAATACCCTCACCATTAAGACGTTAACCCGATTTGACTTACTGTGATAATCTTCGCTGCGGTCATATTCTTCATATTCAAGAACCCACCGCTTGTCTGGTTAGCGTTCTGGGACTTAATCTTGTCATAGACGTCGTTAACACCTTCGCCCATTAACCAAGTCTTCGTCCCATAGCCACCGTTGTTAGAGTTAGTGTGCGCGTTCATGTTGAAGTTATTCTGAACACCTGACTGCACGTTAGGTACGCGCCATGTCTGCCCGTCCTTATAATCTTCCAACCATTTCATAGGGTCACGAGCTACAGCTTCGATTTCTGCTATTGTCGGTATTGGAGAATTAGCCTTTAATGTTGTAACTACACACGCCCATACTTCACCACTAAGGTTATACTGTGACGTACCATTGTTACGCGCACCAATGATGAACTTGCCACCTACTGTCCCTGTGTAACCGTAGTTCTGATGCACCCAACTGCCTGTCAACTCTGTGGTTGTACCTGTTATTGGGTTAGTCTTGTAGAATAGGAACTCACCGTAGTAGTCATTCATATCTGCACTACCTGCGCCAGTCTTACCACCACGATATACAATTGTAATCATGTGCAACTCGTCATCACCAAACGTATCTGATGAAGTCCAATCTAGGCGATTATCTGCTGTGCCGTAACGGAAACGTAGTTGATTCGCTGTGTTCAGACGTAGGTATGCTTGACCACCATTAGTGCTAGTGTCATCTACACCTTGCCGCCAGATAGCTTGCGTGCCACTCGCTGCACCTGTCGTTTTATAAGCGATACTTACCATCCACGGTTGCCCGTTAGCTGCTGTAGTTCCGGGCTCACTAGTAAACGATGCTACGTTACGGCGACATGGTAAACCTACCGCACTGTTAGCGTTACCTACCAAATAATCGTTGTATCCATCAAACGCTATTGCATGTGTCCACTGTGTTACTAGTGGTGTTACTACAGGCACGTCTGTCACTTGGATAGTGAATGTACCTACAGATGAACCGTAAGCATTCGCACGTGTTACTGTTACTGTATATGTAGTGTCCTCTGATACATCTGACAACGTACCTTGCAACATTGATACGTTATCCCATACCAATCCAGAACCTGCGGGTGTAACGTCTACGTTAGTGCTATATGGTAGCATTCCCATAGGGTTAATCTGTATATTTAGCGCCGTTCCTTCTTGCTGAATATAGTTAGAACCAACAAAAGCAGATGGAACCAAGTCAGCATTAGTTAGAGATGAGATCTCTGTATACACTGGGTCAGTTGACGCTAGCATAGCATTGATTAACGATGGCACTGTGGTCTTGTCTTGTGAGCCTGTTGTCGGTAGATACCAAGTCTTCCCTGACGGGTCGTCTGCGAATGTTACTTCGCTATATGTGCCTGTACCACTAGCAATGTATTCGTCGTAATACTCGGCTTCGTCGGTTGATTCGAATAATGGGAACGTGAACTCACCATCATCACTTTCTATGTAACGGTAGTACATTGTAGGTGCTGCTGGTTCTAGTAAATGTACTTTCGGGTCAGTGTATATTCGACCATAAGTATCATGTAGTTTGATGCCTGCTTGAAGCTCTTGACCTTCTATAGCAACCGTAGTTGAACGGGTAATCATAATCCATTCGCTAGCGTATGAATCCCAGTAATCAAGGTGTAAGTAAGAATCAGCATTGATACCAACGCGCAGTTTTATAGGGTCTCCATTAAAGAAGTCGATACCATTCTGACTAGTAGCGAAAGAACCCCAGCCTGATGAGATAGTAGCTGTCATTTCGCCAGCATACGTCCAAGGCGCACCAGTTGACGAGTGGAAACTATGACCAAACTTTAAACCAGCTCCACGGTCATTTGTTACACCATCTAAGAATGTATTGAAATCACCGACACCAGTTGTGTCGTTTATGTCAATCAAACCGAATGTCATTATGCCTTTGCTACGCATATCGAAAGTAAAATATTCGCCTGCTTGGTCTATTGTCTCTGTAGTTCTGATACCTACACCGTTTGTAGTGGCAGAAGCAGCAGCATGAACGTCTGGCCCTGAAGGGTCAATTGTGTTCGTGGCTACTACTGCAGCATCCACACCGCCCACATCTGCAACCATAGTTGCGTATGGGTCACCAATGATTACGCACTCAAACGCACCTACTGTGAATAACTCATTCAGTTTGTTAACAACATCTGATAAACCGCCAGTGACAGGAACGCCAGCAATGGTTACTAGTGTGCGGTCTAATCCAGCAAAGTGAGTAGCACCACCTTGAGTAGATACGATTTTAATCATCCCATTATCTTGTAATGCTTGTAATGAGTTGACCGGATACACATGACCAGTTCCCTCTAGGATGGTTGTGCTAGTTGGGTCTAGTCGAAAATCAGCACTTACATCTGTATTTAGATATATCGGTGTTATCTCTTGATAATCTGTCGCTTGATCGTTTATATAATCAACAATCTGTTGCCTTGTGTATCCCACTGAAGTCAGGACGACTCCATCTTTATCTTGAACGGTGTTGATATTTAGGTTTGTAAAAAGCTTTCTTAACGTTACCCCGTCTTTCTCGGTTCTATCCGTCCGTCTTATTATTATTTCATCGCTATTATCAGGGTGCAGTAATGCGTCAATTGTGCCGATAGTTTTCGGCTCTATTGTTGAACCATCAAAAAAAACGACACCTTTATTTGTGTCTGAATATATTTTAATCATAGTACTACTCCGTCAGATACCACGTTAAAGCCTTCATCTTTACAACACCGGGAACTGTTGATTTAACTTGGAACTTACAGCTACCAGCGTCACCAGTCGCATTTGTGTCAATAGTATCACCAACAAAAAATGTAAGTGTAGGTTCTGCGGGGTAGTCTCTATCTGCCCCCTGATTCATAACCATTGCAACTTGCTCAATGTAAAAATTATCTGACGGTGTAGTGCCTGAGTGCCGTTTAAAAACAAGCCTTACTTCAATTTCTCCCTCATCCACGGTTGGCAAAAATTCCATAGAGGCGCGAAATGTACCAAAGGATTTGACAGTTAAACCTTCAAGACTAAAGAAACCTGTATCATCATCATATGGGTCTGCTACTGAATCAGCCATAGTTTTTGGTCGATAGTCAAATAACCCGCCACTTTCTGCAGCTTCAAAAACCACATCCGTCCAAGTATCCACGCCCTCTTCTGCAATTGTCGTCTTACTCGGCAAGCCTCCATTGTAAAAATCGGTAAGCAAACCGAAATAACCAATGTTATTATTACCTTGAGTGTTTTGCGTGCCGTTTATCCACGCTCCAGTATCGGAATTGTAGATTAAGATATCACCGTCCTGGGGTGAAGTAACATTAACATCCATAAGCTCATTTATTGAGCTTTCATCGATATCACCGCCACCGCAATTACTAAAACAAACATCCTCTAAACCAGCCATTATTCACCCCTCCAAATATCGATCCTGACGTACTTGGCACCAACAATACCTGACAAATCACCGTTAACTCTTTCAACTCTACCGTTGGAGTACGGGCGATCATAATCAGCTATTGAAACGTCAATTGATCCGTTATTTATCGTTGCTATGCTGGATTCATTCTCTGTTGTCTGAGCTGTGAATACTGCAACCCCAGTAGCACCAGCGGTTAAAATCTCGCCATTCCTGTCTTCATATAAATCAATATCTATTTGCATTCGACCGTAACCAGAACCCATTAGAGCTGATTTAAATTCAGTTGTTTCATCAAGATTAACCCACTTTCGATATACTTTACCTGACATGGTTCCACTCCTTTTTTGTGAATGCGCGGCTTCCCGCTATGTCTTCTTATATTATACAGGCATAAAAAAACCCCGCATCATTGCGAGGTCAAGTTAACAAATAAATTTATACTTTTGGGTCCGGCTTTTCGTACTCAACCCATAGCTGTTCAGCTTTATCTGCTGCCATGCTTGCTGCGCTATCTATATCAACACGATCATTATGAATAACTCTGTTAAAACAACGCTCAAAAACAATGTATTTCTGCTCGTCATCTTGCACAAACTTGTTCGCAGTTCCGTATGCGGAAAGATTATCCTCCATTTTAATCATTAATTTATTTCTTAATTCAAATGACATTTTTATTACTCCGTTATTAAGACGTTTTTTTCTTTTTGCCGGTCATGGCAATGATCATACCTAAGTAATCCTTCTCTCTTTCCTTTTCACTTTTCTTTTTGCGCTGTGGTAATTTTACCGTCTCTGCTGCGGGCATTGCTTGCGTTCTCCATTTCAAAATGTAACCGTTTTTCGGCTATGTCGTTTTGCCTGGTCTGTTCAAGTCGGTTAAGCCTGGTTTCTTCTCGATCTATCTGATTCTCCCGTATCTTATAAAACGTTAAAATGATACCAGCAACACCGACAACAGCACCGACGATTTGAATGATCAACGAGGGGGTGAAAGTCATGCTCCCACCCCCTATTGCCATTGTCGGCCCTACTGTATCTTTCATGTAGTCACCAAAAAGTTATATTTTACCCTTCCATGATAGAACCACGCTAATCCATGCAATAACGACCGTTATTATAATCATCTTGTTGTTTATAAATCTATGCAATTCTCTTATAAACTCTGAATCCGGTATTGAGAATAGAACATTTCCAGAGTTTGTGACCACCTCAAGGCCATTCGCAAACATAGAAAACTGGCTTAGTGATGCAATGCATAATGCGATGCAATAAAAATAAGCCGTCTTACTTTGCAAAGGCCTGCAGAATGCCAAAGCCAAAGCCAAACACATTAGAGTCAAACCACACATTACGTAATAAGCATTATAATCCATCCTCATCACTTCCCACGGTATCGCATCCCGCTCATAACTTTTAATTGATGTTTCTAGTATTCCGTAAAAGTAACTGTGAACAACGATGAACAAAGAGCAAACCAATACAAGGTACTTAGGAAGAAACGAGCGAGACAGTGCAGCAGATAGGATAACAGCTAGCAATTCAAAGTAGTTCTTCTGTATAACCTCAATCGAGATCGTCATAAAGTCCTGCATTGTATTCCTCACAAATTCTTCGTAATGCTTTTGGGTTGCCTGCTATTTGTTTCAACATCTGGTATTCATTCTTATCAGATATGTTATCTATACTGATCACATCTTCTGTCCGAAACTTGTAAATAACATATGCAATAATCGTGACGCATGTCAGTATCGCTACAACAGCACACAAAATAAAAAACATTATCAAGTTCATACATATTACCTATCCATACCTATATGCTTTTATGATAAAGCCCCACCTAAGACGGGGCTATTTTTATTTACTATTCTTTTAATTCCTCTGCCATCTCTTTAGCTTCAATCAGGCGAGCAACTAAAACATCAACACTTTTTGGGTTATCGAAAGCAATGACAACTTTCCCATAACTTGTATCATGTGCGTATGAATCTTTTTTTTCATTGATACCGAATGGCTTATCAAAACTACCATCACGAACAAGTACCACACCAAAATCGCCGTTATCATAAGTAACAGCCTGAATCGCTGTCATACCATCACCAAACTGAACTAACGTTGATTCATTTTCATCTTCACCAAAAATAATTTGGCTTATTCCATACACCTTACTCATCTTTATCACCTTTTAATCTTTTAATTTTATTTTTTAATCTCTTGCCACTCAAATCACTAACAACATACATCTTATCTTTTGTGGTGAATACTTTAGCGGTCGCACCAATAAACTCTTCCCACTCCAGCTCGCTCATATCTTTTGTCTCAAAATCATCTGGATCTTTCATTATCACCCTTCCTGCTTAGTGTTAAATTGAACCTCTGGTTTCTTTGGTGGTTCTGGTAATGGCATCCAGTGAGTAACATGCCAATCTTTTGTAGCTTCAAAGCCAACGCCAACATCTGTTATTCCATACCTGCCATCATCCAACCCCTCAAAGTCATAGGTTTCAATCGAACCATCAGAAAAATAACAAATATACTTACCAAGCTCTTCAGGCAATCTCTCATCAACACTAATCCATTCACTCATCACTTACCTTCCTTTAACTCGTCATATTGTTTTTTACTTAGTAGTACCAGGTCATCATCTAAGTCACGATGAAAAATAATTACCGGTTCCTTTCGTGCCTCTTGGCAAACTTCACGACAGTTCTTAGCAACTACCGACTGACTATATCTTTTCATGCCCACCTCTTGAGTTGATGAATACAATATACATAACTTATGTAACTTATACAACTCCGACCAGTTAAAATATCAAGTTAAAAAAATCCCCCATAACGGATATTGTTTGTATATACGCTATAGGGGATAGGTTTAACTAATACATCGGTAAACTGGATAACCGTCAATCACATCTTGCTTGATAGCGTGCAGTGTCTTGCAGTTAGGACTGGCTTTTAAGTCACCTTGCACCGTAAACAGAAAAACTCTTTCTATCTTTGGTATTTTCCGGATAGTTTTTTCTGGCAACTCATTGCGCTCAAACTCTCTAGTGTATTTATCTACATCGTATAAAATTGCCGTTCTCATATGTCAGCCTCTTGCAGGAATACTGAGTCGTAAAACTGATCGAATGGTATTCCATTCATATCGCAGATCATGTTTGGTAGACTTGGTGTTTTACCCATAGATTTTCTTCTAGTGTTATTCCACCAAATTGTATAATTCATATGATCGAAATAAACCATATCCATATTTGTTTCACATTCCTGCCATTCACCCAAAGTTAATGACCCAGTGTAATAAACAACATCGTTAGCCTGACCAGATAGCCACTTCATTAGCTTTATCATCTCATGACAATGTTTAAACTCTTCACTACAAAGCTGATCAATAAAGTACGTTTCTTTCTGCTTGCCAGAAAAAATGTCTGTGTTTATTACATCTTTTATTTTATCTGTGTTTATATCTGGTATTGGTTCATTCGTTTGGCTTGATCCATTAATCAATTTGGCTGAGTCCATTAAGCCATTTGGCTGAAGGCTATATTCTGGCAATGTGTACCACTTTGTTTTGTCGTATCCAGCTTTATTGTAATTACCTGTTATTATCACACCTTCACTTTCTAGCTTCTTTAATAGCTTTTGTATCTTATTGCTTGACCAGTAAGGGAATAACTCAGAGAAAGCTCTTGCACTATTGTAAGTCCAAACGTAACCATCATTAATGTGAGTTCTGTTAGCCTTATTGTGAGCAAGCCAGAATCTTATGTTGTGAAGGATTATTGCAGAATCAACTCCGTACTTTACTGCGTCATCAACGCTAAATGCATGATTACTCATGAGATGAAACCTTTTCAAATTGAAACTGAATTAATTCAACACTAAATGATAGCAACCCAAGGCTGTTTAACTTAAGGTACTGATTAAAGGTTAAAATACCAGAGTATGGGCTTGCTTGAATTGAGCGTATAAGCCTAAATTCACTAAGACTTCTGTTATTCTTAGCGCTATTGCAACTCTTACAGCAGTAAACTAAATTATCAATAAGCCCAGTCCCAAACTCTGACTGAGGAATTGAATGATCTATTGTTGCTGAATTAATTGGTGTGTCATTACCGCAGTACTGACAAATCTCACCGTGAATAGATGAGAGAGATTCTTTTATTTTTCTTTTATTTTTTGGGCACTTTGAATACTTCATGTATAATTACCTCGTTAAGTTGCATTAAGCCCCGTAGGATTCGCAGTCCGTAACGGGGCTTTTCTATTATAACATCCTGACTTTAATTAAAACCTCTATGCATAAATATCATCACCTAGATTAAATGAATTACATTTCGGTATAGATTAAAGCGCTGTGTTTGGTTTAATTCACATCAATTAAATTGCCACCCTTCATATCTTCCTCACCCAGCCCGTACTCATCCATAAATTCTTTCCTTTTCCTTTCTTCTTCTTTTATTTTTTCTGGTGTTATTTTATCGCACATATCACTCACCCTTATTCATGCACGTATTGTAAACAGTATCTTTAGCGTCAGAAATAAACTGCGTTCTTTCTTTTTTAGTTACTGGAACTCGCATCGAGTAAGCGGTATTAATGTACTTAATTGTTGCGAT